TTTTGGAATTCATCCCGACGGCGGATTAAACAACAGTGTTGGTCTTGAACAAAAAGCCAGAAATATGGTGCAACTGATAAGAGAAACCAGTACAACAGAACTGAATGGAAATATTTTTTCTACGCAAGGAGACGTATTAAAAATTTATGAGACAATCTTGGACTGATTTTGTTGTTTGATTCTTATCATCTTTTTTATTTTTGTTCTGGTATTAAGCGCCGGTAAGTTAGTTTTTATAACTTCAAATACTTCATCGCCTGAATCATCCAACAGAGGGTAATTCAGTTTGATCAAGTGGTCTCGCAATCTCATTCTTCTTTCAATTCTTTTTTCCAAAGTACATGTTGGATTATCAAACGCTATCCAATTGTTTTCATTTTTGTCTAATTCAATATTCAACTGTTGTGCGCTTCTGTACAGTTCAGTGCCGGGCAAAATTGCCAGCGTAGTACCAACAGCAACATTTTTTATTATGTGCCCAGCATGCTTTTGATATCGTTCAAACATTTCTAATGTTTGTTCAAAATCTTCATCGGTCTCAGAAGGGTAACCCACAATCATCAAAAATAAACATGTTATATTATATTTTGCAAACATTTCCATGGTATAATCTAGATCTGCATTGGTAAATTTTTTATTCATATGAGATCTAACTGAATCGCTGCCAGTCTCGACGCCCATGGCCAAGTATTCTGCACCCGACGCGGCTATGTTTTGCCAAAAGATTTCATCAACTTGATTGGGAGAACGCACAATAAATTGGCCTCGCCACTTTATAGGAATAGGTTCTGTTTTGTTATGTTCCATTAGAATTTTTACAAATTGATTAAATTCTTTGAGACTTCCATTGATCAGACTATCTGAAAAGTTAAAACTGTGAACATTGTATTTCTTACTAAGGTACAGCATTTCTTGTGCTATACTTTCTCCAGTTCGAAAACGATATTTCCAGTGTTCGTGAATATCGCAAAACGTGCATGATCTAATACATCCTCTACTGCCAGTAATGGGCAACACAACATGTCTATAAGCAGTCAAATCATAGTCGTCATAGTTTGGAAAGGGCATGTTGTTTAAATTTTCCAATTGCTGAAACGAGTTGGAGTTTATGCCTGGGTACGAGGTATTACCTTTGAGCAGTTCCACAAGACTTACTTCACCTTCGCTCTTGATCCAGTAATCTGCCAGTCCTTCTTTAAATAAAGTTTCACCAAAACTGGACTGGCCTTCGAGGCCGCCTTCTGACAGTCCTTGCCCACCTAATATGATGGAAATGTTGGATAATTTTTTAATGTATTCGCAAAACAATCTTGTGGATATTTTATTTTGGTATGTGAATACACTCAACCCTATGTATCGAGGATTCATTGCTACCAGTTCTTTGGCACAGTTTTCTACAAATGATTTTGCTTGCTCGTCGATTTCAGGATTTGATCCCACCATGAAATAAGAGTTGAATCGGTCTACATCTTTTTTAAATGTTTGATATAATCTAAGATTAAAATCCACAGTCTTGCAAGAAAACCCAGCAGATTCAACACTACCTTTGAGCAATGCAGGCGCGGCTTGCGGTGTATTAGAACCAATTCCGGGAGTTGAAACAATGATTATGTCTACCATGGACTGTTATTTATAGGGTATGTGCGGTTGACCGATATTTCAACTTTGTGTATAATAACACTATGAAAAAATACAATCCCAAACAACTAATCCTGGTCGATGCAGACGGTGTACTACTCAACTGGGAATATGCCTTTGCCATCTGGATGGAGCAACACGGGCACGAGAAACAATCCGGATCTGAATTCATATACGACATTGGCGAGCGTTATGGCATATCGAAAGACCAAGGACGCAAGTTGATCAAACTGTTCAACGAATCAGCCGCTATTGGTTTCTTGCCACCCTTGCGTGATGCCATGTACTATGTGAAACGCTTGCATGAAGAACACGGCTATGTGTTTCATTGTGTCACAAGTCTATCAACAGACATCAACGCACAACGTCTACGTGAAATGAATCTCAGCAAACTGTTTGGATCAACTGCTTTCGAACGTGTGACTTGTTTGGAAACAGGTGCAGACAAAAACTACGCACTAGAAGAATATGCCAACTCAGGCTGTTGGTGGGTAGAAGACAAACCGGAAAATGCTGAAGTTGGACTAGATCTAGGTTTACGTAGCATCCTGATGGAGCATGGGCATAATATGAATCACGTCAACGAACAAATTCCGGTTGTCAAAAACTGGCGAGAAATATACAATCTTATCACTGGTGAATAGCAAAGTACTGTTCCACATAGTGGTCGATGTTGCTATGCACATGAATATTTAGTCCCAGCCAAGAAAGACATTGTTGTACGTGGTCAATTACTGCCAATTTATTAAATTGATTGCGGTCCACATCAAAATAAAACGCCTCTAGGTCGCTGGGCAATTGATCTGTTGTCAACGGACCAAAGTCAGGACTTTTTAACCCCACAGCCAGTTGCTGAAATTCTCTTTCGTTGTGCAACACAATGTGCCGAGCCAGGGGCCATAAGTTTTTGAGTCGATTGTACATGTTCATGTTCATCACATGATTCACAATAAAGCATCTGTGTTTTTGTAGTAGACTCAGTGATTCCTTGGGTGCTTGAATAACAGGAGGATCAAATATTTGTCCCAGACCCCAGCCCCAAAACTGCTGACAGCCCAATTCGTTACCTGCCCATTGATGCAAGTTCTCTCGGTCAGGAATGGTTCCGTTGATTCTGGCAATTTTTCTCTGTGTTTTTTCCGCTGTATCAAGTGGTTCAAAGATCCAGTGATCATATGTGTGTACAGGAGCAGCCACGCACAGGCCCGGCAACACCTGTTCATGGTGTGCTAGGCAATTGATAAAGAATTTTCCGCCGGCGTACTGATTGTAATGGACCACCACTAGATTAGGGTGGTCCATACGACTTATGGATTCATGCATCCGTTACTTATTGATATAGCCTGAGTACCTCTCCAATTATGGGATGACGCTGGATATCTCTTCCGGTCATTCTGCACACAGCCATGCCTGTGACAGGTTGTGCTTCTAGTCTCACGCACAGATCCAACAGGCCATTTGCGTCCTGTCGACGGTCTGCTTGTTCCACATCTCCAGTTACCACAATCTTGCTGCCGGTGCCGATGCGGCTCAATAGCATTTTCATTTGTGCGGGAGTAGCGTTTTGCATTTCATCTGCAATGATCCAGGCATGCTTGAACGTGCGTCCACGCATGTAGGCCAAGGGTGAAATTTCAATAGTGCCTTCTTCGATCATGGCCATGATCTCAGGGGGCCGGTAATACTCACGTAGCACATCAAGCAAGGGTCTTGTCCAGGGTTCCATTTTGGCCACTAGATTGCCGGGTAAGAAGCCATGTTGTTCATCTTCCACACCGATGGCGGGACGAGTTAGAACGATACGCTTGGCTTCGCCGCTTCTGAAGGCTTTGACCGCTGCCAGCATGGCTAGATAGGTTTTACCAGTTCCTGCTGGCCCTGCTGTTACAATGATGTGTTGGTCTGCGTCGAGTAGATTTAGTATGAGATGCTCTTGATTTCGTGTTTTAGGGATTAGTTCTATGGGTCGTTGTCGTACCTTTGGTTGTGTGTTAAACGGAATTGTGTTTTCAGTGATTGTTTGCATACGTTGTTGCGCCTTAGCGCCTCTGTTTCTACTCAAGTGCGATTCTCCTTTTGAAACAGCCGGTTGGGCTGTGTGAATATTTAGGTGAGTTAGCCGAGAGTTTTCTGACCATGTATTCTCAAGATCTCTGGCATAAGTATTAGACTGTCCGGAGCAAATGTAAACAAACCCGGAATTGACTCTTGCCATAAATATCTGTATGGCACTCAAAGACGAAGCAATTTTTAAAGATCATACGGATTACTGGATGGTTGCGGACAACATCCGCGACATCTATCTATCAGAGGGCAGTTTGCTTACTCTCTTGGATTTTGAGCGTGTGCTGGACGAAATGGATCTGTATGCGTTCAAGAACTGGGATCGCGGCGAACTGGTACAAGGTCCAGATATTGGCAAGTACAAAGTGGGCTGTATCTTTATGTGGCCGGAAAAGTTAATGCCCGATCCACGTGGCGCACGTCGCTTGCTACCATTTGATTGTGACGTTCGATTCAAAAAAACCACTATCAAAATACCCATCAAAGTGGAGCAACCCGCAGACTATGCTGCCGGTACGCACACAGCCCGGCTGGTGGACAAACACGTATGGCTGGTGGAAATTGTCATGCCCAAGGCCCTGATTTCCGACATCCGCACAGGATCAATTGAATTGGAAGACGAAGAAATTGATCTAGAAGATTTGGATTCAGCCTATCAAGAAGATCTTGATGGCGAACAATATCAAAATGACCAGAGCGCAGAAAATGCACAACAATCATTACAACAACCAGGAGCACCAATTGCAGCCGCACCGCCAGTCGCTTCTTGAAGGTCTAGAGTATAAAGACCTAGAGGGCATAATGAAGCCCACCATTCACATTGATGAATTTTCATCCAAAATGGGCGACGATGATGACATCATTGTACTGAGTTTTTTCACCCGTGACAAAGCCGCAGCCAAGGACCTGATGAATTGGTTTGAAAAGGGCTATGACTTTGTGCTAGACGCTGATCAAAGCCCTGGCGAAATCAAGCCCAACAGATATCTAGTGTACGTGGAAATGCGACGTCGCAGAGCCGCTCCTGAACAGATCAACGAGTTGTTGGAAGACCTAGGCACATTAACAGAGTTCGATCCTGCGGACTGGACCATGGTCTACAAGGAAAAGACACACCCTTGGAGTCAGGAAGAGTTTGCTCGCTTGGTGCCACTCAGCCCAAGAGAGTATCGCGAGCGTACAGAGCGCGATCTCAACGAATGGCGCATCGCTGCCGGTATGCCTGTGAAGGCCACCTACGAGCGTGATGATGCTATTCGTACAATACAATCAGCGGCAGGTATCATATGAGATTAAAAGAATTTGCACCCTCAGGCGGCGGCTCAGGAGACTATTTCCAAGCCCTGGCCGCAGCCTGGTACAATGGTACTTTTGACACAGGTAGCCTGCAGAAGGGTATCAAGAGTCAACAAGATGTTGAACGCCTGCTGAATCGTGGCATTGTTTGTCCCGATGGCAAGACACGCAAACTGCATATTGATTACAATAGTGACTTTGACGGTGTGGAAATCTACAGTGATGACTACTATGAATACGGTGATCACGATGACACCATAGACAGTCGCACAGGCCAAAAGTGGGGACCATATGACTTTATGGCTTTCTCAGATGAAGACTTGAGCGAAGGCCTAAATGAATTTGCAGCCGATGATGGTGGCAGTGGTGGTGAAGGCGATGCCTTGCACAAGTACGCTAGAATATGGTGGGCAGGCAACGAAGCAACGCAAATGCAAATTGAAGCCGCACTGGCCAAGATGGGCTGGGAAATTGGCGAAGACGAAGGCGGCTACGACAACGGCGGTGTGTTTGTGGTACGTGCCGGCGATGAGAATGGCAACAGTTATCAATCCTGGGCCGCAGAAGATTTAACAGAGCAAGGCATGGCGGAAGGCAGTTTAGAAGAAATCGACCGTAGAGGGTTCTTGAAGGGTGTGGGTGCGGCGGCTGTGGCAGGTGCGGCTGGTGGTGCTAAGGCACAAAATGTAAATTATGCCGAAGCGGCTGCAACTGCTGTTCGAAAGGCACAAGATGCTGTAGGCAGTTTTAATTCAGTGAAATTTGGCGGAGAAGGAAGTAGAATAAAGAATTACATTGGGCAAAATGTTAATCGGGCTGTGTTAGCGTATTGTATGGATACTAATGGGTATATGGTCAATGAAGTAATTGACTATGCAACAAATTTTGCGTATAAACAAGCAGATGCTGTTCCGCCTGCTATTACAGACAGGGCAATGGCAGTGACAGCAATAAATGTTGCAAACGCATTTATGAATTCGTATGATGCCGCAATCTTACAGAAATTCAATGAGTATAAACAATCTGGGAATCGTGCCCAGTCTCAACAAACACAACAGCCAAAACAATCATCAGACGAAGTAGATCAATTTGGAAATCCTCGCATATTAAAAGGAATGGTAGAGTTATATGTTTTAGCAAAAGATAATAACTTCCAAAATGTAGATGCAATAAAACAGGAATTATTGCAATATATAAAAATCACTAATAATAAAGACTTAGTAAATGATATGTACAAAGGCATTAAGTCTGGCCTAGATAACGTTAAGGCAAGCAACCCAACAAGATATAATAATATAGTTAGTATGTATCAAGAAAGTTCTAGTAGACGTATAGGTGAATTTAAAAACTGGACAAATAGTTTGTCTGCAGGACCAGAATTTAAAGAAAGCGTTCAACAAGGTGTGGCGGAAGGCTCCGATCCCTGGGGATCACAAGGACGCTTTGTAGGCGATACTGGTCCTACACAAGTTAGTACTACAGTTCCTAAAGTTCAGTTACGAATTGGTGATCGAGTATTATATAAGCCTACTGAACAACGTGCTACTATAGAGGCTTTGAGTAAAGACGGCACCAAAGCACGAATTCATATATCTTCGCCCATGGGTGGCCGGATCTTCAACTGCCAGACGGCTGATCTAAAAGCACTGGGTGCATTGAAAGAAAAAAGCACAAGCCAGGCACAGTTCCGCACAATGGCGGCTGCCGCACATGATTCCAAATTTGCCCGGAAAGTAGGCATCAAGCAGAGTGTGGCACGAGAGTTTAATAAGGCCGATAAAGGCCAAAGTTACAAGTCATTGCCTAAGCGGGCAGACTGAACATGAGACAGTACATCAATCTTGTGGAAGCGGTGCAAAAGGGCTGTCCCATTGCCACACATGATATTACACTAAATCTTAAAAATCGCCAGGTAGCCATCGACGACTATCACTACGGCCCAGCCAATCCCTTAGAGCCCGGCAACTACTGGGCAGGTGCTGCCAAGCGTTGGGCAGTGCCAGAGCGAACAGTCAAGACCATGCTGTGCGGCAACTGTGCGGCGTTTGACGCAAGTGACACCATGCGCAAATGCATTGAATCAGGAATACAAGGCGATGAAAAGCATGCGGACGCCGCCGCCACAATAAACTTGAGTGATCTTGGCTACTGTAATTTTTTACACTTCAAATGTGCCGGAACCAGAACCTGTGCGTCTTGGGTAGTGGGCGGACCTATTACTGAAAAAGATCGCGGGCAAAAGGCCAATTAAATGATCCTGGGTGATATTTTTGAATCCAGCGGCCCTACCTTAGCCGGCAGTTACACACCGGATCTTGTGTTCAGCAAACTTTGGCTGGCACGTGAATTAAAATCTGTATTACAACAGCAGGGCATTGACTCTGTACCTGTTGCTTACATCCTGGGTTCATGGTACAGCAATCTCAGCACAATCCTACGCAGAACAGGTGTGCCCATTGACAAGATTGTAGATGTAGAACGCCGCGGAGAGTGGTTACGTACTGGTCAGCAATTACAACAAGATATGAATATCTCGGGTGTGCAATACATGCAGGCCGATGCTAACGAAATAGACTACAGACAATTACAAACTCCAGGACTAGTAATAAACACCAGTACCAATGACATCGCCGATCATGGATGGTTTGATCATGTTCCTTCTGGCACTATGGTTGTGATGCAAGGACGTGACTCAGTGCCTGCAGGTGCAGAACACACATACAACTCGCCTGAAGAACTATTACAAATGTATCCGCTAGAATCAGTGCTGTATTCGGGCACATGGGATTTGGAAGATCCTGAAACGCCTTATCAACGTAGCATGGCGATTGGTGTTAAAGGTCGCGAACAATTGAGAGAACTACAGTTCTTGGGTTCAACCTGTACCAAAGACTGCTCCGGACATCGTGCTGGCTACAACTGGTCCAAGCGCAAGGGCCTAGTTCAAGCCAACAGTCCCTGGAGCCCTAGTTTCAACAAAGGTGCCGCACTGGCAGTGGCCGGCAAGTAATTACAGTTTAGTGTAAACAAAATACAATCTATCGTTGGCATCCTTTTTGTAAGTGTCTAAGTGTAGATTATATCGCTCAGCAAATTCATTCACTACTTCAAATGTCCAAGGAAATATTTCAACATATGGTCCAGTTCGGTGCGGAATACCCGGGTTGGCTCGCAGATAAAATCGCCCACCTGCCCGAAGCAAATTAACACAGTGCTCAAAGCGTTGCTCTATTTCATCTCGACTATTGAAATTAATTGAGCCCAGTGCTATAATAACATCATGTGATTCGGGCTTGACCTTGTAGTCTAATATATCTACTTCATAATCTGCGCAATTATTGTAAGGATCAATTCCAACGATGTTTTGTATGCGTCCTTTAAAAGGGTGATATCCACAGCCCACATCCAAGACCTTTTGAGGATTTAGTTTATTGATCTCATCCGCCAATTCCCAGCCGGTGTGTTCATAATCACCTGTGCGCGGTTTCCATATTTCACTGAAGAAACGCAAGATATAGCGTTCTGACAGATCATCCACAATTGATCGTAACGTACCCACATAATCGCAAGGCAGTGATAACTCTGCTTCCACAGCGTCCTTGAACTTTCTATAACGTGCAGGAGTCCAGGGCAGGTCCTGCACCACTGTGTCGGCGTTGATAGAAATTGTTGCGTACTTGGGTAAATTAAACGCCAAGTGCAAATTTTTTGTTAAGAGGTTAAAAATTTTAGTGTTCATAAGAAATTTTGGTAAATAAAGTTGATTTTCAAATACTATTTAAGGAGTTTACATGCTAATCAAAAAATTATTAATCGCCGCAATGCTAGTGCCTATGTTAGCATCGGCTTGGGAGCCCACAAAAACTGTCACTGCTATTGTGGGTAATGCACCCGGTGCCGGAAATGAAATGGCCTTTAGAAAACTGGCTGAAATTGTGTCCAAACGGAATCCCAACTTTACATATATTGTACAGCCCATGCCCGGCGCTGATTCAGTGGTGGCCAACAACAAGTTTTTAGAAGCACCCACAGACGGACACACCATTAACTTGCCCAGTCACATGAGCAGTTATGTCACAAATGATATCTGGGAAAAGAACATAAAGAAATACAACTACGATTCATTCATTGATGTATTAACCATGGGCAAATCACCATTGGTGCTGGTTGCCAGTCCTAAGAGTGGAATTGACACACCGCAAGAGTTTATCAAATACATTCAAAGCGGAAGAACCATCAACGTGGCCACCGGAGGCGGCGCACACCGTACAGCATTTGAGTTTTTAATGGATCGTGGTCGCGGAAATAAAGATCAAGTAAAGGCCATTAAATTCAACGGTCCTGTTGCCGCAGTACAATCAGTCGCCAGTTATGATGGTAAAATAGGAACAGAGTTTGGTATCATGCCCATTGCTGTGGCACGTGGCATGGTAGAAGCAGGCCGGGTAAAAGCCATTGGGTTCACTGGCACAAGAAAAATGGCGCAGTTTCCAAATGTACCGCTATTAAATGGGGTGGCACCAGGCATTAATGTGTATGCGGCTTGGTCAATTGAATTGCCCCCGGGCACTAAGTCTGATATTGTGGAATGGTATCAACGTGAATTCTCGGCTGCCATACGCTCACCGGAGTATCGGGAATACTGTGACGCCAATGTTATATTCTACTCAGAAGATGAATTAACTCCTGCAGGGCTAAAGCGACACATGGATGAATTACGTGCCACCTTCCTTCCTGTGTTAAGTAAGTTGGACTTGAGTAAAGAATAAATGAAGTATATTTTTGTAGCCGGCGCACCGGGTTCTAAATGGAGCAGTGTAGTTAAAAACATCTATTGGAGCACTGACATAGATCACACAGACTATTCAGAAGCACGTACCTACTGGCATGATGCTCCGGGGCAGTTAGAATTAATGCACACAGGTGCTTATTTTGACCCTGGAATGGAATTTGATTTACCCGAGGATTTAGAATCACATTCTAAAGAACAATTGGAAAAGATATTTGACAGTGCGTTCTCAGGTGAAGGTATTCGCATAGTTAAAAGTCACATGTTCAGCATACACTTAGACTTGATTCGACGCATCTGGCCCGACTGCCCTATAGTATTGGTACATCGTGACGATGACGCTTGTTTAGGCTGGTGGGTTAAATGTGGCCATTTCAACATAACATATCCCAGTTATGACTATTACTTTAGAGATTTCAAAACAATGGCACAGCGAATTAAACAAGAAAATTTGGGCATCATTAATGCTCGTCTCAAGTATTCAGGATTGAGTCCTATAGATAATCTGGGCTTGGCTGGTATATTAGGCATTGAGCCGCCGACGGCAGAATACAGCCAGAATTATGGTCAAAGTGATGTAAGGGTAACAGTAATATGAAATCAAATTGGGAAATATCAAAACAAAAGAGCAACTATCATTTCGATTCTAAACGTCATGATCGTCCTGAAAGTGTAATGACATACCTAGGGCATATAGAACCCACATGGCTTGCTGATTTAACGGACATTGTTGCGAATGCACGACCAGCAACCTGGGCCACACGCGGCTACAAAGGTGAGGGCATTGAAGCGCCACCTGAGGAATTGGAAAAGGAAGAATATGATTTAACGGCAAATGGCATGCCTGTAGACCTGCCTATCTCACATTTAAATTGGCGTATTCCAGAAAGTCTACAACGCATCAGTGACGCATTTGCCTTGGAAAATTGCATGGACCGCATACACATACAGCGTCCCGGGGAAGTATGGAATTTGCATTTAGACAAATTGTACAAATGGGAACCCGAGCACCCTGAAATGGTCATGCGAATAATGATTCAATTGACGGCGTGGCAACCAGGACAATTCTGGGCCTACGGCAATTATCACTACAATCAATGGCGGGCAGGAGATGTTACAACATTTGACTGGCAGAATATTCCACACGCCACAGCCAATGCTGGATTCGATCCCCGTGTGACATTGCAATTAACTGGCATACGAACTGCCGCTACCATGGACTACCTAGCACAATTACCACGATGAAAACAATATTAATCTTAACAGGGCCGCAAGGCGCAGGCAATCATTTATGGTCAAAGATATTTGCCCTACATCCGCAGGTGACAGGATGGTCAGCACTATTAAATGATTATTGGATAGGACATGATCAAGAGCCATTTGCCCAGTATTGGCAGGATCCTGATCAATTGCGATACTACAGATGGGCACAAAGCGACTGGTATGTGACGTCAATGAGTGTGCCCTACATGATGAATGGCACCGCCACTGTGCCTGATTTCAAGGCATTTGTAACAAAATTACAAATAGCAGGCCTACGCATCAAATTCGCTGTGCTGGGCCGTGATCAAAACATAGTTCGAATGCAACAAACCCGTGTGCGCGGCGCACCTACCTTGAGCACAGCACTAGAAGAATTCGATCAATTGGCTGCTCCTGTATTTTTGAGTTATGAATTACTGCATCTTTATGGCCGAAAATATCTAGACAATATCCAACAACAATTGGGATTCCCAATTGCCACAGCAGATCCCAGACTAAAGGATATATTAGCAGAAGATGCAAATGCTAAGTATTTTAAACCCATTGCACATCACGCCACAGATGATCTTGCACGTCACGCTTCAAGGAAACACACATGAAACAACCCCAACGCATATTAATAATGGGCCTGCCAGGCTCGGGCAAAACCTACTTTGCTGAACGACTAAAACGCTATCTTGAGGATCATATTCGGCCCATTAACGAGCATAGTCTAACTCCCATTCGTGATGCGCAAATCACAGTGACCTGGCTAAACGCAGATGACGTGCGTAAACACTACAATGATTGGGACTTCAGTCACGAAGGGCGTATACGTCAAAGTCGACGCATGCGAGACCTGGCAGACGAAGCCAATACAGATTATTGTATAGTAGACTTTGTTGCGCCGCTGGTGGAAATGCGCAACAATTTCAAAGCAGACTGGACCATATGGATTGACACAATTGAAAAGGGTCGCTTTGAAGACACCAACCGGATGTTTGTTCCGCCCGAAGTTTATGATTTCCGCATTACAGAACAGGCGGCTGAAAAATGGGTGGAATTTGTGGGCGAGCATATTATTGAAAATAGACGCAGACCCACGTTCGATTGGCAAAAGGAAACTGTGCAAATGCTGGGTCGTTGGCAACCCTGGCATGCAGGACATCGTGCGCTGTTTGAACGTGCAATTGCCAAAACAGGACAGGTTGTTATTCAAATACGTGACTGTCAAGGTTGGCAGGGCACAAACCCTTTTGCCTTAGAACAAGTTAAATACTTCATACGCAGGGATTTAGATACTGTGTACCAAGGTCAATATGAAATTCAAGTTGTTCCTAATATTGTTAATATCACTTATGGTCGCGACGTGGGTTACACTATCGAGCAAGAATCCTTTGATGAACAGATTACCAATATCTCAGCGACCAAAATAAGAAAGTCCCTGGGACTTGAATGAACAAATATCACGTGAGATTCAATACCCGGCACAATGGGTCTGATCTAGTGTGGCGTATATTCGAAAATGGTCAGGAACATCTGGCAACAGATGTTAGAATTGTAGGAGAAACCTACACTGAATGCACACATGAACACGGTGAAACCAAATGGAATATTGCCTGCAACGGGCGTATGGTCTGGGTTGATCGTGTGGCTGTTATTGTCACAGACAAAGACTAACACAGGTATTGCAACTAAATAGTTGCATGTGGATTCTACACTTTCTTCCTGACTCAATTATTCTTTGGTTCTGCAATATCTTGTTGTTAACAGGCATTGCGGCAACTGTGGCAGGCTTTGTTGCACATCGCGTTCCTGCGTTGTGGCAGTATCAACTGGCATTTAAACTAGGCGGTATACTATTACTAGTACTAGGTGTTTACTTTCGTGGTGGACTTGCTGTGGAAACAGAATGGCGTGAGCGTGTGACAGCAGTAGAAGCAAAACTAGCAGTAGCAGAAAAGGCCTCAGCAGAAGCCAATCGACAAATAGACACACGAGTACAAAAGCAAGTTACATCAATTCGCCAACGCATGACTTATGTTAAACAATACGTAGATCGTGAAGTTGTGCGATACAATGATCAGTGTGTTATTCCACAACCATTTATTAAAGCCCACAATGATGCGGCGGAGGCACCTAAAAAATGAGAGCAAATGAATTTATAAATGAAGATTTAATTGAAGAATTCGATCTAATAGAATCAATCATAACTGATCTTGCTGATCGTAACGGCGTTGATGCAGAAGTCGTATGGGAAGATTTAGAAACACTCACCGATGATGAATTGTACGTGTTTGCTGTTACGCAACCTGTAATGGAAGATTGGCAAAAAGCCAATAAAAAAGACAAAACAGATGGCATGAGTCAAAAGGCAGTTAACGCTTATCGCAGAGAACATCCGGGTAGTAAGTTGAAAACTGCGGTGACTACTAAACCTAGTAAACTAAAGAAAGGTTCAAAAGCCAGCAAGCGACGCAAGAGTTATTGCTCACGCTCACGTGGACAGATGAAAATGCACAGCATTTCATGTGCCAAAACTCCCGACAAGGCCATATGCAAAGCACGACGTAGGTGGAACTGCTGATGAGATACTTATTAATTGCTTTATTGCTGAGTGGCTGTAGCACAGTTGTTCCTGTTGTTGCAAAGTTCCCTGACGCCCCGGGTAAGGGCGCAATGACTGCATGTCCTGCATTACAGAAATTAAAGGACGATGCCAAATTGAGTGATGTGGCCAATACAGTCACAGTGAATTATAGTACCTATTATGAATGTGCAGTCAGAGCAGATGCTTGGCAAGAATGGTATGCAGTACAAAAAATAATATTTGAAAAGGCCGGAAAATAATGAGCACAATCTTGACAAAAGACCAATTAAAACAAATGGTCAAGAACCCGCATATCGATCACTGGTACGAAGCACTGGAACAATTGCTGGATGATTACGAAATCAATACTCCGCTACGTGTGGCACATTTCATAGCACAATGCGCACATGAGTCAGGAAATTTTGTTTTTATCAAAGAAAATCTCAATTACAAAGCCGCAAGTCTACAAAAGATTTTCGCCAAGTATTTCCCCACAGCAGAATTGGCGCAACAATACGCTAACAAGCCCGAAATGATTGCCAATAGAATCTATGCCAACAGAATGGGCAACGGGTCAGAAGCATCAGGTGACGGATATAGATACTGTGGACGTGGACTTATACAACTTACAGGCAAAGACAATTACACATTTTTTGCAGGTAGTTTAGGTATCTCTGTAGAAGAAGCGTCAGAATACTTGGCCACATTTGAAGGCGCCGCGCAATCCGCCTGCTGGTTCTGGGAACAAAACAATCTAAATCGCTTTGCTGATGCAAATGACGTTAAAGGACTCACACGTGCCATTAATGGTGGCTACATTGGAATTATCGATAGAGAAGAACACACTAGGCATGCACTACATGTTTTAGGAGCATAACATGGCAGAATATATGCCATACACTTATTTTATATCCTGGTCAAATACCGGAATGAAATACTATGGAGTAAGATATAAAAAGGGATGCACCCCAAAAGACTTTTGGGTCTCGTATAAAACTTCCAGTAATTATGTTAAAAAATATATTGAAGAAAATGGTGAGCCAGATATAAAAGAAATTAGAAAAATATTTGCCGATGGTAGCCAAGCAAGAGAATGGGAGTCAAGAGTCTTGACAAGAATCAATGCTACAATCAGAGAAGATTACTTAAATAAATGGGCAAGAAATATAGCACATCCTGAACTCTCTAGTGCAAATATGATTGTATTACGTCAAAATGCACAATTTGAAACTAAAAGACAACAAGGTCTTAAAGAATATAACAATAGTGATGCGGCTAAAAAATTCCGAAGTAAAGTATTAACTGAAAGAAATAGGTCAGACAAAGCAAAGAAAAAGTCTAGTGAATTAGCAACACTTAGAAACTATTCTTTAAAAGAGTGTCTAAATTGCCATAAAGAATTTAACCTTGGCAATTTTGTTAAACATATAAAAAGTATGAAATGTCAAAAGGAGAAAAACAATGACTGAAGTAAAAGCAAAAACAAGATCTGAACGCGAGGCAGAGATTAAGGATAAGTGTGGATGGGTCATTGTGGTCATGGCAGCCTTGTTGGCCATCAACACATACATGGGCAATGGCAATTCCAGTCGTATACTAAACAACACAATTGAAGCCAACAACACCTGGGCGTTTTATCAAGCAAAATCAATCAAAGGCACACTGGCAGAAATGGCCCTGGATGACGCCATGGCTCGAAAGGATGTGAACAAGGTTACTGCACTCAGCAAAAAGATTGCCAGATATGAATCAGACCCTGCCACAGGTGAAGGCAAGAAAGAACTAATGGCCAAGGCACGTGCTCTTGAAGCAGATCGTGCTGTGGCCAAGCAACGTAGCCCTTGGTACACATACGCAGGCAGTCTGTTGCAGATTGCCATTGTTTTACTCACTGCCAGTATACTCAGCGTGAAGAACAGTTTGTATCGGGCCAGCATAGGTGTTGGTTCGTTTGCCTTGCTTTTAATGAGCCAGGCCATTTGGTTATGGATCCCAGGAGTATAATATGGCATTACCAGGAATAGCAGTCGGTGGCGGAATCACAATAGGTGGCGGCATTTACCTTGGATGGACACCTCCTCCACCTGCGCTGGTTCTCAACCTCGACGCGGCCAACTATAGTGCCATGCCTGCAGATGGAAGCACTATAGCAGGCGATGGCGCCTTTGCCATAACAACACTCAACCCCGGTGGTAGCATGAGTTGGGATCCTGCAGACGGCGGAATATTCCGTAAAACTGCACCCACTGGAACAGACTTCTTGGCATTTGGACCCGATTACTCAGCAACATCACAGGCTTATACTGTGATGATGGTCTACAGATCACAACCCAGTTCAGCAGGTAGATTACTAAACGCTAACAGTGCCGCTCCAGACTGGTTATTGGGCTTATGGGGCAGTCCTAGTTATGTTCAGGACATTTTCTTTAACGGCAACTTTGTTGGTGCGAATAATACTGCGGCTGACAATAACTGGCAATTTATATGGGCAACATACAACGGCAATGCAGGGTCACCAGTGTCGCAAAGTTATGTTGCCAATTCAACTGTGCCAACAACCACATTTGGCACTGATACCACAAGCGGTGGCTTTGACGGCTTGAGATTGTTTGGTAGATATGACAGCCCCACTGGCAGTTCAGAGAACCCAACTTCAGATGTAGGCTTGGTCAAAGTATGGAACTATGTGCTAACTTTGGGTGCCATACAGGGTCAGTGGAACACCTATCGAGCAAGATTTGGATATTAATAAGGAAACAACATGGCATTACCAGGAATAGCAATCGGAGCAGGCATCACAATAGGTGGGGGCATTTTTATGGGCACCGGCAGTGGTGGCGGTGGTACACCGGGCGTGAACAATGTAACTGGTTATAATGAAATGCCACCTCCAGTCACAGCAGGTGGGGATTTAGAAGATCCTACGGCTACTATCAACAGTCCAACCGGATTCACAATCAATGACGATACAAAAACTGGTATTGCTATTACTGCACTGAGTGCAAGCAATCAAGCATTCTTTGCCACATATGGCACAGGCACAAAAACAGTCACTTGGGGTGCAGGTAGTACTGTAGCATCAAGCACAATTAACGTAGTAACAAATAGCGGAGCAAGCCTTGTGTTCCTGGTTCAAGGACAGTCAGGTGCCGCAACGTACAATTACCCATTCACATTCAGTTAAGGAGACAATATGAACACACAACAAGAACCCAAGCCCGGTGATGCAGATTTCTGGGAATTTCAAAAAAACAAACTGCCTAAATAAGCAGTCAAAAGGAATTAAAACATGACAGCCGAAGAATATAACAAAATGAGCGATTCAGAAAAGAAAAAAGAAGACTGGATGAACTCCAAATGGAGACCGGCTTGTGGTTGGATGTATATCGTGGTCTGCTTGTTTGATTTTATGCTTGCTCCTATATTATGGAGTATAACACAGGCTGTGTTCCACGGTGGTGTAAATGTACAATGGCAGCCACTTACACTTCAAGGCGCAGGACTGTTCCATGTGGCCATGGGCGCCATCATTGGAGTAAGTGCTTATGGTCGCACACAGGAGAAACTGAATGGAGCCAACAACGGGGGCATCGCCCCACCCACCAGCGGAACAACATACACACCGCCTGCACCAATCCAACCCACTGCACCCACCGGCTTTGGCGCACCAAGCGGAGGCGGCTTTGGAAGCGCACCTGTCACTGCACCAGCGTCAGGCTTTGGGAGCAATACAGGACCTGGAGCACCAGCGGCTGCAGATGTGGTCACAGGATTCGGGGGCAAACCCGCACCGGTGATACCATCATTCCCGGCAATATAAAATAAATAATCTATAATATTTAGGAAAATAATGTCTTCGCCACCACCACCATATGACGACATAACCGGTATCAGTCGTACTGTCATGAAAGATAATGCACAGGAAACTGTGTATGATTACAATGGCAATGCTCGTCCTGGCGAAATGGTGGCCGATTTGACCCAAGACCCACCTGTGGTTTACATAGGCAATAATCTGGGTCAACTCACACAGGTGTTCCCTAGTACCAGTGGTGGGCCAGTGGG